GCCATTGTTACGCAAAACTACGACGGCAACACGCTGTCAGGGCAAACCTTTGACGGCGCAACAACTCTATACGGCGTGTTTAGTAGCATCAAACTACAGAATGGCCATTGCGTAGCCTATAAACTCTGATGTCACTTGCAAACCCGCTACGGAAAGTTGCCAGCAAGTTGATGGCAAAGTTTGGCGGTGTTGCAACACTACGCCGCGTAACACCTGGCGTTTACAACCCAACGACGGGCACCGTTAGCGAAGCCACTAGCGACACTGAACTGCGTGGTGTGCTGGAAGATGTGAACCTGCGTGAGGTGAATGATCTGATCCAAGCTGGCGACAAGCGGCTGATCGTTGCTGCAGCAGATACGGCAGCAACACCTACGATGGCTGATCGCGTCATCATTGGCGGCCGTACGCTGCAAGTGATTCAGGTGCGCACCATCGAGCAGGACAACGAGCCAATCACTTACGAGCTGATCCTGAGGGACTGATGGCACGCACTATCCGCGTTGGTGATATTGGCGACTACTGCAATCAGCAGATGGAAAAGTTGCTGCGTGCAGCGGTGCTGGAAACTGACAGCCTGCTAAAGCAAGCCAGCCCAGTTGATACCGGTAGGTTTCGCGCTAGTTGGCAGGTGGGCGAGAATGCAGCCGGGTCATACGATGCAGGCCCGCAGCAATCACCAAGTAATCTTGGCCGCGACAAGACCAGCCCACCTGCCGGACCAATGTTTCCGCTGCGCAAGATGAACTACCAGCAAGAGCGCATCGGCAACGTCTACTCAGTTCACAACAACTTGCCATATGCGGAGCCGCTAGCTAGGGGCACTAGCAAGCAAGCGCCTGGCGGCTGGGTGCAGGGCGCCGCCAAAGATGTCCAGGGCCGCGTCAGAATTGCAGCAGCCAAGATCGGCAGGGAATCATGAGCAGCACCTACAACGATGTCCGCGCTGCCATCGAAGGGCGCATTGCTACGCAAATGGCCATAGCGCCTGTTTACCCGGTCAGCTATCAGAACGTACCGTTCACGCCGCCTAACAACACGCCATGGCTGCAGGCGTTCATACGGTTTGGCGACAATAACTACGCTACGCTCACCAGCTTCAACCGGCAGAACGGCACGTTGGTGGTAAATGTCTTTACCCCTATAGGCGCTGGTACAGCCGCCAACTTCACCATTGCAGAGCGCGTCAAGGATCTATTTGATCGCGCCAAGTTCAGCAGTATCATTTTTGATCCGGCGTCAGGCCCAGCGCAGGTAACACCAGCAGCGCCGCAGCCGTATTACCAAACGCAACTTACGGCGACGTTTGAAGCGTACCTAGACTAGTTACACTGTCACTAGCCACTACCGCTCACGACAATGGCCGTCACTGTTTTGTCCGGTACGTCCGGCGCTCTCTACTACAAGCCTGCCGGCACCAACGGCAACTTTGGCGAAGCTGGTGTTGCTGTCGCAACTGACATCATCACTGTTGCCGCTTACCTGAATTTCAAGGTTGGCGATCCGGTTAAGTTCCGGGTTGTTGACAGCCAAACCGGAGGGGCTGGATCTGGCACGCTGCCTGCGCCAATCAGCGCAGCTACTACCTACTACGTGCTGTCCTACACCGCTGCCACTGGTGCGCTGACAGTTTCAACCACTGCAGGCGGCACTATCCTTGCCATCACCGATGATGGCACTGCTGTAGCGCCTAACGAGTTTGAGGTGTACTACGCCGACTACGCCGCCGTTGGGCAGGTGCAGTCATGGTCATTTGAGATCAGCCGCGCCGAGATCGACGTAACCACCATCGGCCAAACTGCTGGGCAGTATGCGCCATTCCGCGCTTACATCCCTGGCTTTGCTGATGGCAGCGGCACCGCCAGCGTTTACGTCACCAACGAAGACGCGGCACTTTCCAACCGCATGGTGGAAGACGTCCTTCAGCGTCAGCAAGTTGGTTGCGGCTTCAGGCTGTACACCGACAAGGGCACCACTGAGGCACTTAGCCGTAGCATCGCCATGGATGCAGTGCTGCTGACCGCTAGCCTTAACATCAACCCTGATGATGCCCAGATGGTGGAGATCACCTTCCGCCCAAGCGGTACTCCGACGTTTGACTTCAGCACCAGTGCCTGATCGGTTACCACATGTGCCTCCAGCTTGCGCTGGGGGCTTTTTTATGCTTAAAGTGATAGCGAATCACTGATATTCATGGCAACCACGTCTGCACTGTCACGCCTCAAGAAAGCTGCTAACCTGACGCCTGTTAAGCGTACGGTCAAATTAAACGATGGCTCTGATTTTGAGTTTTACTCAGCGCCGCTTACGATGTCCGAACGTGAGCGTGCGCAAAAGATGCCAGGTGGTGAAGACCCCAACGGCTTTGCGCTGAATCTGCTGGTCACCAAGGCAGTAGATGATGCGGGGCAACGGTTGTTTGCTGCTGGCGAGATCGCTGAGCTGAAGAACGAGGTAATGGATGCTGACCTGCAGCAACTGATGCTTGCAATCATCACCAACCCTGAAGAGGTAGAGGTAGACATGAAAAGCATTAAAAGCTGAACTAAAAAAAGACAACCTACTATTGCTTCAGCTTGGCATTGCTAAAGAGCTGGGCTACTCACTAGTCCGGCTTAACCAAGAGGTAACAATGGAAGAGCTGCTCTTATGGAGCTGTTTTTTTGACCTGCAAAACGAAGAGCAAGAGCGTAGAATGAAGCAAAGGCGGTAGGGCTGTGTCGGTTGTCGCTAATGTCGCCATTAATGTTGACAGCAGCGGTGCCGTCAGCAAGCTGCGGCAGGTGCAGACGCAGGCGCAGTCCACCGAGAAAGCATTTGGTGGCGTAGCTGCAGCGGTAGGTAAATTAGCAGTTGCGTTTGGCGCAATTCAAGCAGCTAAATTTGTATTTGCTAAAACTGCTGAGCTAGAAAGCCAGACGCGCAGTCTTCAAGTATTAACTGGCAGCGCCGAGAAGGCTGGGCAAATTATTAAAGAGCTGCAGCAGCTTGGGGCTGTTACGCCATTTACCAGCACTGAGCTGATTGACTCAGCCAAGCGGCTGCAAGCATTTGGTGTCGAAGCGGACAAGGTAGTAGAAACCACTAGACGGCTAGCAGACGCTTCAGGGGCTACTGGCGCTGAATTAAGCGGTCTTGTCACCGCTTATGGCCAAGTGCAAGCCAAAGGCCGATTGCAAGGCGAAGAGCTGCTGCAATTCCAAGAGCGCGGCGTTGCGCTGCAGACAGAGCTGCGCAAGATGTATGGGTTGTCCGGTGAGGAGTTTCAGAAGGCATTAGAGAAGGGGCGTATCGGGTCTGAAGCGGTAGAAGTTGCAATACTTCGGCTTACCAGCGTTGGCGGCAAATACGCCAATGGCGCCATCGCTCAAAGCGATACTCTGCAAGGCCGGCTATCAACGCTGCAAGATGGCATTGATGGATTGGCGCGTGGCATTGGGGCTGCGTTATCGCCAGCAATTAAGGCGGTGCTGAATGAAGCAATTTTTGCAATTAATTTAATTAACCAGTTAATTGCAACTGGCGCCAGAGCTAAATCGTTTGGCCTTGGCCAGGACCAACGCAAGCAGATATTAAATCAAGCCCAATCAGAAGCGCAGCAAATTGTAGAAGGCCGGCGAATTAAAGATCCATTCAAACGTAACCAACAATTTCAAGAACTTGTCGGCCAACGAGAGCGTGATCTAATTGAATCCTATGGCTACCGCACTGGGCAAGTAAAAGCTGCGGTAACCGCAACCTCTATGCCTGCTGCTACTCCTGCGCTGCTAGGCGGCGGTGGCGGTGGCGGCGGCGGCGGTGCTGCAGGTGGCGGCAAAGGCGGAGCAGACAAAGCAGCCCGTGAAGCGGAGCGCGCCGCAGAAGCAGCAGCTCAAGAAGCCGCGAGGGTTAAAGATGTTATTCGTGATCGGCTAGCAGAAGGACAGATTCTTGCCGTCAAGACGCAACAGCAGGATCGCATTGCAGCGGCAGAAGATGCAGGCGACAAGATGCTTGTTGCTCGTTTGCAATCGCAAGAACGACAGCTTGAGATCCAATATCGTTACGCACAGGAACTAGCAAAAGAAGTCAACTTGGACGCGCAAAAAGCCATCATTTATGAAGGGCTAAATGCGCTTACTGCCAATCAAGTTGACCTGCAACGTGAGCTTGACGCA